TGTTGATTTGTATTTTATATTTACAAATTCCATTGAAAAAGATTTATTTGAAACAAAATTACAAAAAAATAATAATTTTAATTTCTTAATATTAGATACTTTTATTGATTTATCAATACCAGAAAAAACAAATTCATTTGTTATTATTAAAAAATTGTTTGCTGTAAAATCTTTATATGAGAAATATGATTATATTAGTTGTATAGATTCAGAAATTAAATTTATTAAAACAGATAATTTTTATGAAATGATGAAACATATAGTTGATACTAAAATAATTATTGGTGGACAAATTAATGATGGTTATATAAATGGTATAACAAGAGATTCTTTAACAAAATTAACAGAGATATCTTATCATGAAAAATTGAGAGAATTATCACACGATTTTACTATTTACACTTGGTGGTCAACTTTACCTGTTATTGATTGTAAAAATGCAAAACATTTTTTAGAATGGATTAATTTCGATAATACAACATTAGAAAATAGAATAAATTGGAATGTTTTTGATGATATCACTTATAATTTTTTCTGTATATTATTTTATGATTATAAACTTGAAATATTACATGACCATCATTTTTCTTTAGAAGGTGCAAACAGTCAAGTTACAAAACATGTCAATGAAAATATATGTAAATTATATTGGATAGCACAATCAACTTATAATGAAGAACCTTCTTATTACGATAATAATAATTTTTATGTTATCTATCATTTAGACAGATGAATTTTTTATTTTTATATTTTATATATATTATATGAAATATATTCTTTTATGTGGAGGAATTGGAAAAAGGTGTCAATATTCTCTTCCAAAACCGTTGAATTATGTACAAGGAAAACATTTGATAGAATATATAATTGAATCTATTCCAAGTGACGAAATTTATATAATTTACAATGAAGCATTAGATCAATATAATTTCAGGCAAATTGTCTTGAATAAATTCAAGTTACGTAAATTTTATTTTTCGTCCGTATCTTTTTTGACCAGAGGCGCTGTTGAAACTGCTTTGATTGGAATGAAGAAATTGCCAACAGAAAAAATCAATAATGGAGAACCTATTGTATTTATTGATAATGATAATATTCATACTTTTCCCGATTTATTGAATGATGACATCAAAACGCATTTCATTTGTTATGGAACCGATTACCAAAAAACGAATTATTCATTTATTAAAATAAATCAACACAATATCATCGATAACATCGAGGAAAAAGTCAAAATTTCAGATTTCTTTTGTTGTGGATTATATGGATTCAAACACACACAATCCTTCATTGAAATTGCAAATGAACTTATTGAACTCAATATGAAAACTAAACAAGAATTTTATTTTTCTCAATTATACAAACTATTAATTCAAAAAAGAGAACCTATAATACCGATTTTCGTTAATGAAACCAAACATCTTGGTACTTACCAAGAAATCGAACAATCACCTGTTATATCTAACAAAAAAATGCGCGTGTGTTTTGACCTAGATAATACGTTGGTTACCTATCCTGAAACTCCAGGCGATTATTCTACTGTTAAACCCATAAAAAAAATGATTGATTTACTGCATTTCTTCAGAAATCAGGGTCATGAAATCATCATTTACACTGCACGACGCATGGAGACCCATAAATCCAATGTTGGCAAAGTTGTAAAAGATATTGCAATGGTTACGTTCTCTACTTTGGAAAAATTCAATATTGAATATGACGAAATTATATTCGGAAAACCGATTGCCGATATATATATTGATGATCGTGCAATGAATCCGTATTATAACGACATTTCACTTTTCGGGTTTTTCGGACATTACAAGGAATTCATTCCAAATAAAATCGAAAATAATAAATACAATAAAATAGAGAAATTAGAGAACCTCATCAAAAAAATAGGCCCTGAAAAATATATACGAGGTGAATTATTTTTCTACCAAAATATTCCGCAAAATTTGTCGCAATATTTTCCAAAATTACTCGATTATTACCAACACGAAAAAACGAATGAAATCGAAATAAACGTGGATTTCATTAACGGAATACCTCTTTATTTTTTGTATGCAAATCAGACACTCACTACAAATATTATTGATAAATGTTTCGATTTTCTCGATAAAATTCACAACGAACCATTTCCACAAATTACAGTTTCTGATGCAAAAATAAAATCCAATTATTTCGATAAATTGAAAGAACGTTTTGAAAACAATACAACAGATTATTCTTTTGGTAATTCTCGCCAAATTTTTGATGAAGTCATAGAGAACCTGGAAAAATACTATGATCCGAAAGTGGCATCCATTATACACGGCGATTTTTGGTTCTCCAATATTTTATTGAATTATTCCAATGATGAATTAGTGTGTATCGATATGAAAGGCCAAGTCTATGGAGAACTCACACTCAATGGTGATATTTATTACGATTATGGCAAAATGTATCAATCGATTTTGGGATATGATTTGATATTGAATAAACAATCCATTAACGAAGAATATTTGCAGAAAAATAAAACGTATTTTTTGAAAAAGTGCCAACAAATAAACTTGAACCTCGATTATTTGCATTGGGTAACAAAATCCCTCATTTTTGGCACATTTTATTTCAACTCTGAAAATGTATGCAAAAATGAAATATGGGATTGGATGAATACGCACTTGTAAACGTTGCAATATTCAAAATAATGTATGAAAATAACTACGAGTTAGTTTCATAGTGGGATTTTTGTTTCCGGACTGCCGGAATCGAACCAGCGACATTTTGATTCCTATTATAACCGCTACAGTCAAATGCTCTACCAACTGAGCTAAGTCCGGTCCATATGTAATCCAATATTATTCTGTTGGTACTCTTTATATATTTTTTTTATTATTTTATTAATTTTTTCCCATACGATAACCATAAACCGATTGAAATTATGCTTCCGACAATGAATCCATTACCTGCACTTTTGAGTGATTTTTCTATAAAATAGTAAAATCCGAGAGGAAAAATAACGTACGATAAAAGAATGTAAAAGACCATTATGCCTAAAAACGTTTGTAGTTTATTCATATAGTAATTCGTTAGATTTTTATTTGGACTGCCCATGTTACTGCCCACGTTTTATTCAGAATAACTGGTAAGTAATATAAGTTGCGGTTCCCCAAGAAGTTGCGCCCCATAATGTATCGAGTGCCACTGTAGCGAGTCGCCATTTTTTCAAGAGAGAATAATTTGTCAGTTCATAGACACCATTGATGATTCCGCCCAAAAGTGCGGCTTCGAATACTGGACGTCTGGTTCTCAAAATAAAATAATAAAATGCGAATAAAATTATAGAATATGCTGCTAAAATTCCAAATGGTTTGGTAGTCATTACAACGCGTTGTACATCAATGATTTGATGACTGAAAACATTGTAATTCAGATAAATAAAGACGGCATCTAATATCAAAAAGAGAACGAATGCGAAAATGATGGCTTTTGTTTTCATTGTATTATAGTAAACGAAGAAAAAATAAAGAAATGGAATTTATCCTAAAATATGCTGCATAACTTGTTCGTGTTGTTCTCTTATTGGTATAACAGGTTGTGACTGCAACTGTTCGGCGAGCTCTAATGCTGTCGCAGTATGCGGTTCTCCAGAAGGATATATTTCTTGCAATGGATTTGTTTGTTGTGTTTGTTGTTGTTGTTGTTGCATTTGTTGTTGTTCTTCTTCACTTACGGAAACAATTGGTTTGGGTTCTGCTACTAATGTGCGAGTAATTATATCTTTATTCCGCTGTAATTGCAAGAAATGTCTCCCCAAATCACCGCTATTTGCAATGATACTAATTGTTGAATCATATGTGGCCGATAAAATAACTGATTCCACATTTTCAGCAAACTGCAAACTGTACCACCAATATGGCGGAATATAAAGCGCATAACCGGCATGAACATCGAAATCTGTGAATTTGATACGGTCAAAATCTGCACGAATTTTGTCGTTATTGTTTTCTCTTGACCAAACATTCATGGCTGTTCTGAATTCATAGTTTTCGTAATCTGTCACAGGATGCAAATATTTATTGCTTTTCCACGGCGTCATTTTCACGTGAATTCGGCCACTTGTCACAATCAAAAATCGGCGGAAATGATTATGATATTGCATTGGCATACATGTGCCAGGTGACCCAGTTATCATATCATATACTGTTTGTACTGAAAAAACGGGTTTCAAAAAATCATCTACTATGCCTATATGCAATCCCGAGTCTTGTACGAAAAATTCATTGCCATCGGTATAATATCTCGATTTAGAATCGGTAAGTGCCAACACACGATAATTACCTAATGACAAGGGAACCGAATCGACAATTTCATTGACTGGAACCGAAAAATAATCGTTGCTGTCCTTTACTTTTACCAAATATTTGTCGTATTTTTGACACAATTTGTCTAAACTATAATTCGCGTTTTCAAAAAGTTCGGGGCAACAAGGTCGAAAATCGAAAAGGGTTGGTTGTTTCAAATTACATACATCTTGCAGATCCACATTTGTAGTGTAATCTGTTTCATAAATTTCTAAATCTTCGTTTTTCTTATAATGCGCATTAATATGCACATAAAAGAAAAATAATATTATAAATATCAAAAATGTTACGAGCATACCTACAGGAAATATATATTTCATGTAGATTCTTGGAATCAATATTATACGCGATGAGATGAGATGATTATGTCATACATATATCAAAATAATCAAAACAAGATTATGTAACGGGTAAACCAGTCATTGTACTACGACTGGCAATATGTTGCCGTTCCTGTTTGTAATGCCGGATTTTAGAGAGAACATATGCTTGATCTTCCAATTCTTTTTGCTGGATTTCTTCCGGCGTTTTCTTGCTTTTATAACACGAATAAAGAACTGTAATTGAAATCACTGCAAAAATAATGAAAACACCGATATTAAGACTCCAATGATAAATAGATGCACGGTGTTGGTTACATTTTTGGAGAACATGTTGCAAATAAAATCGCGTATTATTTTCAATAAGAGATGGAATAGTTGGCGATCTGTCAATATCCATTTTGATTGATTGATTATATGAATATAGTGATTTCTGTTGGCACTTGTGGAACGAAATTTATTCAATTATTTCATACAAATTTTATATAAGCCAATATGGCTAAATAAGATGTAATTGCCAACAGTATCGATACAATCCAAATTGGAATCACTGTTTTGTGCCGATATCCGAGGCCAAACGGACGAAATGTGCCGTTGTCATCATACGCAAATGCAGGTTTTACTGTATGAAAAATGGTGAAAAGGCCTAAAAAAAGTGCGACTGCGAAGAAAACTTTATTACGAATGAGGAATTTTTTGGGAAACATCGGTCGGTCTATAATATCCATATTTTTTTTCAATATTGAATTAACCGATTAATCCACCGCCAATTTATTAATCTTCATTGAAATCGTTCTCTTCATCGTCCGAATAGTATACACCGTCATTTTCAGGTCTGTAATTACTAATGTTGAAACCTTCGTCTGCATCCGCAATGGCATCCGCATCCGCATCCGCATCCGCATCTACTACTTCATTTTCCGGCTCCACATCTTCAATCGCTAATTCCACTTGTTGTTGCAACATTTCCATACGTTCTCTATTACTCGTTGATTTATCGTATTGAAACATAGTCTTTTGTTTTCCAACATTCCATATTCCCAATCCCAATTTCTTTTTCGCATATTCGATTTTACGTTCGTCCTCTTTTTTATCGTTTCCTTTTTCGTCCAATGTAAATCTCTTCATAATACGCTCTTTCTCCTTTGTCCTTTCATTGTTCATATTACGCTCAATTTCTTCATATGTATAATCCGTGTTTTTCTTGTTGTCTTTATACATATTTATAAAAATCATCAAAAAATCGGCCACGCGTTCATCCAATGAGGATTGCTCGCCTTCATCCGCCATCATTTCGATTTCTTCTAGTTCTCCATAATCGTCCAATAATTCCTCGTCCATTTCTTGCTGTGAAATTCCGGGTACAAACGGATCTTCGCGTTCGGAAATATCAGCACGCCGTTGCGTGTTACTAGTTTGCCTCTCTTTTTGTAAAATAACGCGTTCTGATGCGGCTTTTATATACATGTAAATTGCAGTATATAGTAAATAAGTATCAATCATATGTACACACGATTTATCAAACAAGTAAAACGATTCACGGTCTTTCATTAATGAACTGAAAACTGGCATTTCGTTTATCCACATATTCAAATCAATCAAATCTGGATGAATTGTACGAATCAATTCGACAATGACTGGGTCTTCCTGGAACTTATATAATTCCTGTTGGTACTTTTGCACAGTTTTTTTCAAATCATTTTCGTCATAATACGATAAATTCCAATATCGGTGGATTCGCTCATTTTTAGAATTACCGCCATTATTATAATAATTGAGCCCCGTATTTTCGGCCTCCCTATTCAATAACAAACCCGGAAAGTAATGCGTCAAATCGTATAATGCATTTTTGAAATATTGTTGAACACGATAAAAATTGGCATCATAATAATTCTTTCCGTCAGACTTATCAATATTCCATTTATAAACATCCAATAAAAACTGCGATATTTCATTGCTGGTTCGAACATTTACTTTCCGAGATTTGTTCAAAAATGCCATAATTTTGAGATAGAGTTGACTATTTGCATTGAATAAATCGCGTTTCAATTTTGACAATAGCTTTATTTGAGGCAATTGTACCATATCGATGGCATACATTTTATCCGGATTGTAAAGTTCCAATAACTGGTGAAGAGAATCACGAATTTCTTTGTCCAAAGTACCTACATCGTCTTGATTGAATAATGTCAACACATCTTCGAAACGTCTTATTGTATTTGGAATCACTGGATTCAATAATTCAACGCCGTTTCTTTGTCTCACAATCCGCATCAAATGATTGAGATCATTCAAATCGAATCTTTTTTTCGTTTTAATAATTTTGATTTTTTCGTCAAGTGTCATTGTTGGTTTGTAATTTTCCGGCACTTCATCGAAAAATCCGCGGAATTCAATCGGTATTTTACCGCGGTCTAGACCACAATAATAAATAACGGCCGAATACAGATTTTCTTCCATAATTTCGGTATTTACGATTGGACGAGGATAATGAGAAAACGTATTTCGTAAAAATGCGGCACCTCGAATCAAATGCACTTTGTACATCATTTTCGACAATTCATAAACACTACCAACATATTGTCGAATAGGAGAACCTTGCTCTTCTGCAAAATACATGATTGCCATTTTCGACACTGTTTTCTCATTGCAACACGAATTTTGCAAATAAGGTATATTTCCACTGGTTTTCAAAAGAAGCGTTTTCGTTTTCACAATATCTTGAATCATATCTATAATTGCAAATCCGTAAAGAGCCATTTTACTTTGAATCGCAAATTCTTTATTCCACTGATCTTTATTTCCACTTCGCATAAGGCTCCAATATTCTTTGACAAAACCGCTACTAATTGGTTCTAATTTGATGTCGATTTCTATAAGCGGCGGCATAAATTGTCGCCATTTTTCGACGCGATGTTCGTCTGGAATATCCTGGTGGTCCAATGATAGTTCCAAATATTCACGTTTCAAATCATACAAGGCAATGATCATGGGATCTTCCATCAAAAATGTTTTTATCAATACTTTCATTTGATCTCGCATCATATTCGGCCCGGTCTTGTAAATAGAGCTCCATGGTTTTATATCTGCCGACGAAATACCCTTTAGAATACACGCCATATATTCGATTCCGCGCAGGTTCTCTTCTCCATTCAATGGAAATCCATCAAAAGAAAGAACACAACCCGGAAATGTTTTATTTCCTTTAAATGAAGGTGTCGATGTCTGAATGATGACAAAGAGAACCGATGTTACAATTTGTATGACTTTTTTATTCCGCATTTTTTCATATGAAATCGATTTGATACCTTTTTTATCTTCTTCTTCTTTGCTTTTTTTTTCATACAAAGATTTATTTGGTATAATTTTATCATTTGAAATGAATTTTGCGGATAATTGATTGACCTTTTCCCAAACTTCTTCGGAAAAAGGCGCGATTTTCGAAGAAATCGCCGCATATATCTTGTATATTTCCTCCGATAGCAAGTTCTCGAATACGCGCTCTTTTTTTCCGGCAAGTTTATTGCGAACAATCGAGCCAACATCCCTTTCAATCACTGAACTCGTTACAATTCTGAACCCCGTATCTGTATATTGGTCCTCCTGTACATTGTCTATTTTCTTGATAACTTCGCGTGTATAACGGTCATATATGAATCCGTCTTCTTCTTCGCCTTGTAAATTAATAATCATGTTCAATTTATTGGCATATGCGTCTTGCCCAAAATGCACAAATGTATTTGCCAATTGATACACAAATGAAGGAATCAATTTACTGTTAGTACTTACACAATATTTCCAATAAGGGTCTTCATCGCGTTCTCCTACCATAGGTTCTCTGCAAAATTTTTCCACAAATTTCACAATATTCACTTGTTTTTCAATGAAATCTTTTTGACCATAAATTTTTTGAAGCAATGGCATTCTTGGACTCATAATAGTATCTACATGTTGCGCTCTTGAACCCATATAAAATGCCAACGTATTCGATTTTTCACGCTGAATATCTCGCAAAGTTTGCAGTCTTGATACTAGACGCGTTTGTTTATTAATTTTCGATATCAATATTTGTTCCAAAGACTCGAGAGAAATGTCATATCTGCGCTCAAATTCTTTGACTACTTTATTACGTTCCAAATTATAGAAATAACTGGGACCAAATTCGCATGCTTTATCGACAGAGTCATCCACTTTATTACATTTCAACGATTTCAAATTGCAGAAAAGAGAACTTGAATCTAAAAACGACATTTCATCCAAAGATTTGTCAGCAACCCATTGATCATTTTTGCGAATATAATATGTATATTTTGTACGCGCTTGAGATTCAATTTCGGATTCAGCAGAATCGGCATCGGTATCAGCATCGGCATCTTTTGGTAATTTGGGTGCAAGTTCTAATACGGCATATTGCCCTTCTTTCACCAGTTTTTTGCCTGCAATCAATATTTCCGCAAGTTCTACCGATTTTTCGCGGACGATTCCGTGTTTCTGCACGAGATTTTCAGACAAAAATTCGACAAATTTCGATTCATCCACCATTTGATTTTTTTCCTTTTCGTATTTTTTCAAAATACTGTAATTTGTTTCGTCATAATCCTTGTCAAAAAATATTTGGTCATTGCCATTATCTTTGAGCAAATCGTCTATTTTGACATATTTTTTTGCGAGAACCTGTATTCCACAGTTACGCGATGATTTACCGTCTTCATCGGTCCAATCATTTTCGGTCGATTCAGTGTCCAAAATCGAATTCGGTGTTACCAAGTAAATCATCATAGATTGCATGAGAAGTGCAAAAAGTTCGGCATCATCCGTTGTCAAAATTTTGTGCAATGTTTCGTCACTTGTTTTGATAGCGCCGAATTTGTATCCGACATCCATCAAATCTGCAAGTTCTCTTTTTTCCGAAAATATATTTGGGATTAGTTCTGGTAATTTGGAAACTTGATATTTGTAGTTTTTATAATCACTGAATTCTTTTATTTTTTCTTGGAGAACCTTTTTTAATTCTATAATCTGCTGTTTTATCATATATCGAATTTCTTTGTATTGCGTATAAGAAATATCTTTATCATAAATCATAAAGGGTTCCAACATGGATACAATGCTCTGAAACGAGTATTTATTATTTATGTTGGCATTTTTGTCGGTTTGTGAGCTCAAAAAACGTATACATGTCCATATATTTGGCAAAACAACTTGCATAAATTTATGGAATTTATCTTCATCCTCCAACAGATTATGATTCAATAAATATTGTGTGATGGTTGTCAAATATCGAAATCCTTTTTTTTCGTTGTCTTTCTCTTTGTCTTTGTCTTTGTCTTTCTCTTTTTCAAACGCGAGTTCTTTGCTGAAATCGTTGATTTGCACTTTTTCGACTTGCGTTCTCTTATTCAAAAAGAAAGATGGCAAGTAATTCAATGTTGATAGTTGGACACGGTCGGATAAAAATGTGCCGGGTAAAAAAGCGCGCGAATATCGGATAACAGGCATTGGCAATGTAAGTAATGATTGAAACGTGAGTTCATCGACTCTTGTAAGAGGTTTTTGAACGTAATGATTATTGTCATTATATCGCAGTTCTTTGGTCATGTAGTATAATGGGGTTGTATACGTTTGTTTAGAAAAACGGTGACTTTTCAATACGTTATCTGAAATAGAGCTACTGTAAATATTGGCATTATTTTCGACAAAAGCTTCTGTGGTAATACCAACAGGTATTTTCTTTAAAAATGTGTCTTCGTTCAATGGTGTTTTAATGGGCGTCATATAAGTCGCATTAAGTTGCCTGTAAAAATTTAGATATTTATTTTGTTCACTTGATGCATTGTAATACAAATCGTTCATCATATTTTGCTCATCGTATATAATAGTATCTTGGTCGTACTTTTCGACATCGTCTTGGTCTAAAAATCGGCGTTCTCTATCTTCATACATATTTTTCACAGTAGATACAATTGGCACAATCCACGGTAATTTAGTGTTCATTTTTGTCATATGTTGAATGAGGGGTTTGTGTGTTGTAGGATCCGTTTTTTTGAGCCATTTTATATTTCCTGCGTCGTCAAATTCGGAATACATTTCGCGCAATTCTTTGTAACGCTCAACCAATATATGAATTCGTGTCATGAATTGATTGGTTCTCGCGGAATAAGGAACCGTCGAAAGCAATTCGTCCATATAACTGTTGACTTGTACGTCAATATTGTATCGTTTTTTGTTTTCAGCGACCTCAACAAATTGCTCGACAACGTCCAAATATTCGCCGAAAATAATACCGGTTCTCTTTGGCTGTGTTTTGCGGAATTCTTCGCGCAATGCGGTTTTTATATTGACATCTGGTTCTACGCCTTCCGGAATATGGATGATGGACTCGCCACTGGGCAAATAATCTTGTGTAGGTTCATTTGAATCTTGGTCTGGTAATAAAAATTCTTCTTCGCCTTCGTATTCTTGCGCAACTTGTTCTCGTAATATAGAAAGTGATGAAGAATTTTTGAGTGTTGCTGGTTTCT